CACCACAGTTAGCACCACCGCCACCGTCAGCAGCACTTACATTAGTAGTAGCTTGCCATGAACCACCAGAAGCAGCAGATCCAGAACAACTACGGTTCCAAGAACCGCCACCACCTCCACCACCGCCGCCAGCGGAAGCAAACCAACGATTGTTATCTACATCCCAAATACCAGATCCAGCGCCGCCACCAGCACCAGAACCTGACCATCCTCCACCTAAACTATCACGACCACCTGATCCACCATCCATAAAACCACCTGCTCCGCCACCACCAGAACCGCCAGGTTTGTTGCCAGGAGAACCAGATGCACCGTTAGATCCCTGATTTCCTACTCTAATTTGTAAATTCCAGTTATTATTTCCAGCACCAGAAAGAGTTACATATCCATCACCAGAGTTAAAGTTATCTCCTTGAGATAGAACACCAGCATTTTGAGAGTATGCGAGATTATAGTATCCATTTCCTGTTTGACCACCAGTACCACCTACACATGCTGCGCCGCCGTCGCCCGCAAGATTAGTAGGTGTCCAACCACCACCTGCTCCACCGCCGCCTCCGCCGCCGCCGTTGGCATCTGCATCGCCACCATCTAATCCATCTGCTCTAGCACCAGTAGTGTATAAAATACCATTACCTTGTCCAGAAGTCTGATCTAGTGTTCCACAGGCATCAGGACCACCAGCACCACCGCCACCGCCAGCAACAACTAGAGTAGTGTTACCAATATGAATGGCACTGGATCCACCACCACCGCCACCTCTTACACTAGTGGCACCATTAACAGTTAAAGTAACAGGAGAAGTTGGTGCATAAAATGCATATCCAAATGCATTATTTGTTGTATCTAGTCCATATGGAGGAGTATCACTATTTCCTTCTGCTGCATTAGATGTCCATAAAACATCAGTTCCATTTGTCTTAGCATAAATGACAGTTGTTGGAATTTCCGTTACATCAATAAAGAATGGTTGTGTTCCATTATTGGGGAAAGCATATGCAGTATATGTACTAGCTGGTTTTCCTGGTTCAGTGTCTTGAATAGCAACTGTTCCTGGTGGTTGTGGATCAGTAAATACATTTGCAATCTGTCCTTCACTAACATATCCAGCAGGTGGTGCAACATCTAAACCCGTAAAGTGATCACCAGTAGTAGAATTAAAATACCTGTATAGAGGGACAGTTGTATATGTAGAACTGATTGTAGAATTTGTGCCACCTTCACCACCATCATTATATCCCTGACCTGGCGATCCTAGATCAACAGCAGAGTTGCCATCACCACCATTACCACCAACAACAATACTTAAAGTTTGTCCAGCAACATTTGTCAATACACCAGTAATTTTCTGCCCCAATTTCCCAAGAGTAAATGCTGCAGTATCTCCACCTTTACCACCTTGAATTACATAATTAACTTCATTAATATCTGCTGGAACATTGACTGTAGTGTTCTGATAAATTGTTTGGTTAAGTGACCCTGCAGTACCATATGGATTACCTGCACCATCGTCTTTCAATCTAAATTGTCCTACTCTACCTGCACCACCAGGGCATCCACTACCACCTGAATCAGAACCACCTGATCCACCTCTACCAGCAGCAATAGTTACAAATGCATTTGTTGTACCCGCAGGAACTTGTAGAGTATGTGTGCCAGTACCATATGTGGTAACAAACTCATTGTTTAATGGATCACCTTCAGGTATAACAGTCAATACAATACTATCACTGGTGACTCCACCAGGACCAGTAGCAACAATAGTATATGTTGTAGTGGTATTTGGATTAACAGCTAAAGTATCGATAAAAGCAACATTATTACCATTCAATGTAACATTTGTAGGAGCAGATGCTGCATCACCTGTACATTCCCACGAAAGTGTAGCACCTGTTCCATTAACAATAACAGCAGCAGGAGCAACACTGAACTGGACATTAGGTGGGTCTCCAGTCTCATATACCAACTCAAAGAATCCATCATTATCAGTGAATGCATTGGCACTTGTAGATGCTTCAGTTACAAAATTTGTGTCTCTATAACTTCCGCCCTTCTGACCATGATTACCACCAATATGGTTACCAGATTGAACAGCAGCACCACCATTGCCACCATCATTATAATTGTTTCCATTATTTCCACCACCGCCGCCTCCAGATCCAGCATTAGCATTAACATTTCCATTACCACCCGCTTGACCCGCAGATGCATTCAATGTTGTCCCTACTGTGCCAGGAGTAACAGCAGCTCCGTTTGGAGTTCTATATGAAACATCCCATTGATCATAAGTAACACCACCTGCTCCACCGCCGCCGCCAGCAATGAGAATATATCCATTATCTACACTAACAGTAGTTGCAGAACCTCCTCCTGCACCACCTCCAGAAGCACAAATAACTTCACCTCCAGGTTGTGATCCACCTGCTCCACCATTAAATGCACCAGTACCTCCAGAAGCATTACCATCAGCACCAGTATTAGTAGTTCCAGCAAATCCTTTTGTTCCAATCTGAACTACTAATGTTTTACCAGAACAAGCAACAGGATCAAGAACACCAGTAATTTTTTCTCCTGGTCCCCCATTAATTTCAGCACCAGCAGTAAATGATTGGGTATATCCTCCAAATATAATGCCAGGACCAGTTTTACCACCAGAAGCACCACGCATCTCATATGTGAGAGACTTCACATTAGTTGGTAATTCAATATTGTATGTGCCTGGTGCGTCGTAGGTGACTGTTTGAGTTGCCATTTAACTAATCGTTACGCTTAAGTTACTAGTTGTTGCTAATCCACCAGTTAAGACTCTAACCTTAAACTGATCACCATTATTTACCTGTCCTGTTGCTGCCCATCCACTCCAACCACTGCCATCATTCTTGGCAAATTGTCCACCAGTGACAGATACATTAGAAGGTGATGTAATGCCTTGCAAGACAACCACATTACTCTCAATATATGTATTTGGTGCTTGGTTATCTCTATTTGCAAAATAGAATGGATCAGGTGTAGTATCATTTGCAGTAGTTGTTGTCACTGTAAATGTATCTGTTAAACCACCAACAGTAACATCAGTTTCTACAACACCACCAGGATCTGCACTAGATGTAATTCTAACTCTTAGATTCTGTCCATTTGTAATGGTAGTTCCTGTATTTCCATTAATCCAACTACCATTTGCAACTCTAATCTGAGCACCATTTGATGCAGTAACTTGTGTTGGCACATTAATACCAGTAATAGCAACTGGTTGACTTGTAATTAATGTATTCGCAGCAACATTGTCTTCATCATCAAAGAAGAAATAATTCGGATCAGTATCTGCGGTTCCTTGGTTAGTAACACTCCAGTCAACAGAAGCACCACCACCTACTGTAATTTGAGTAGTTGCTGTTTCACCCGTATTTCCACTGGTTTGATATCTTAATCGTAAGGTTTGTCCGTTGGTAATAGTTTTTGCTGCAGCAGAGAATGTGCCGCCATTAACGGAACTTTCAAATCCATTTGTAGGAGCAGTAACAGGGACTGCTTGAGTGATACCAGTGATCGTTACTTGATTACTAGTAATAGTAGTATTCAGTCCAGCATCTGTTACATCATTAAAATCAAAGTTGTTTGGAATCTGTGCTGGTTCAGACTTAGTAGTAATATTAAATGTTGCTGATGCACTGCCAACTTGAACAGTAGATGTTTTTAGTGTATTAAAATTTGAAGATGAGGTCATCCTGACTCTCACCGTATCATTATTGTTAATGGTTTTATTTGAGGTACTAAAAGATCCACCATTTTTAGAGGTTGATGCACCATTTGATGCTTGGAGTGTAACACTAGTTTCCAATCCAGTAATTGTTACTGTATTACTGGTGTATACCGTAGCAGTTTCTGCCTCTGTAATACTGTCAAATGTAAACAAGTCTGGATCACTATCAGGAACATCCATCTCAACAGTTACCTGAGATGTTAATTGCCCCGTTGGACCTTGTACAGTTAAAGTATAGGTAGTCTCTGTTGTAGGACCAGGATTAAGAGTGATAGATCCATTTCCAATAGGAGAAATAGCACCAATACCTTGGTTGATTGATCCACTAGTAGCACCATCAAAAGATCCTAATTTAGTGTTCCAAGATAAAGTAACTGGAGCACCAGGATCGATCAGTGTGTCTGGTGAATCATCATTTGCTCTGAAATATGTGATAGTTGTAGGAACAGTGCCATAAATTCTAATTCTAGAAACAGCATATCTATCACCAGCATTTTGGTTGTTAGCAAAAACACCACCAGCACCTTGAAATTCTGGTGCTCCAGAGGTCATAAAAATTTGCCAGAGGAATTGCCCTCTGTTAGCAGCAGGAATATTAACTTGTCGTGTAATCCATCCAGGACCACCTTCTACTCCTGGGTATGGACCATATCCACTACCACCAGCAACCAATTGTGTTGTACCAGTGTTACCACCAGTCACACATTTAATCTTAAGTCCTTCATTTGAGTTGTTTGGTCTTTCTCCACCATTGAAATCATCGCCTGTAATAAGGTCGATGATCATATATTCCATGCTTGTAGTATTCAAAAGAAACTGTGCAGTTCTATTTTGTACAAACAAAGTAGAATTAAAAGTACCAAAACTTAAATGCTTTGTGCCAATATTATTTTGGAATCCACCAAGTTCACCAGTTCCACAAGAACCAGAAACACCATAGCAACTATTATAGATGGCACACCCATCCAAAAATTCATTTGGTTGAGAAAAATCAAACCCAGAACTTCCTGGGCGTAAGTCGTAAATTAAATCTGCCATCTTTAGAACTTAATAATATACTCAACTAGAATGAACGGTTGGATAGACTCTGGTAACTCATCAATTGTTTTTGTCTGTACAGTCAATGTAGTCTGCAAGTTATCTGCAGGAACATTAAATGTAGGAAATTGGAACACATAATTCTGACTGTAATCAGTTGTTGATGGCCAAGTAATACTGTGTAAATGGTTTGATGCAGCATCATTAGTAGGATTACCAGATCCAACAATAGTATTGCCTGCAAATGGTGTTAAGTCAGTTCCACTTTTACCTTCCGCACCAACTTTATGGTTACCTGTGTAGTTCAACACTTTCGCGTTAGTGTTGTGACCGTGTGCTTGGAAAGAACCAGCATCCAGAAATGCTGAACCAGTTTCTCTATCTTCATTTGGCGGAGCAAATTTTGCATTTCCCTGCAAAGCAATATCTGATTGACCTACAACCGTAAAGTTTCCAGAATATCCAATAGTAAAAGTATTTGACTGTGCAGACACTAAAACTTCTGCACCAACTCTAGGATTACCACTACTATTTTCTGTAATATTCTGAGCAAGAACCATACTTTGATAAGTACCTGATGCTAAACCAGGAGAGAGATACTTAGCACCAACATCAGGTACTTGAAATTGAGTTGCAGTTAAAGTTTGCGAAGGTTTCTTAAACTTACAACCATCACCAACACCCAAAACTGCTGCTAGTTCTGGATAATCACTAGCATCATATATTTTACCATCACAGCGTAAAAATCCTGCGGGAATTTTTTGTCTCCAATTTGGATCTAAAGGGTCGCCTTGGAGAGGCAAATCACTAGTAAAAATTTGGATTGCTCCTACAACCCCGCCATATTTTCCTCGTTCTCTTGCGTAATTTGCCATTAGTATGCTCTAATTAGGTATAAACAGAGTAGATTAGGTGTTGGAACTGATACATCTAGACGGAATGCCTTGTCAATGTTTTCAGGTGTAACATTTGAAATAGCAGTTACATTGACAGTGGTAGGAATTCTCAAGTTTGCTTTATCAAAGGTAGTCTCAAATGGTTCATGATTATGTGGCGTAATAACTGCCTGCTGACCAGCAATTGCTGTATTCTGGTTAAAACTAATAGCATTACTATCAAACATTGCTTTAGTCCAGTTCTGAGTATCACCACTGTTGGCACCGCCATTATCAAAGTTTCTATTTGCAATAGTTTGTGTGCCACCACCAGGAGTATATGCTAAGGTATCTCCCTGTTGAAACTCTTCATCCATAGTATTACTATTAGTGACATTTGGAACTTGATATGGTCCAAACCAGTTAGAAATTGGAGATCCAACAACATTAAATGGTTTCAAGTTGAATGTTGGGCTCTCACCCTGAACATTAGCAACTACAACACCAGCAGCACCGCCACCAAATCCTTGGTCATTGGTATACTGAATAGTCAACTGCGCCTGTACCTGACCATAATCTAATTGGTCAAAGTTAGCACGAGAAATACGATAGTTAATCTCACCCCATGCAGCAACACCCTGTCCTGGTCTTGTGCCAGAAGAAGGAAGATACATGGTATCAAATGTAGTTGGGTGACTATGAATCATAATATGTCTTCTACCTAACTTTCGATGAGACATGTATACTGTCTTTGATCCGAAAGTCTCATTCAAATTAGAACCAGTTAGTTTTCCTGTGAAGTCACTCTCTGGTGTGTATGCAAAATTAACATCAGTATATGCATCATAGTCATCACCAACACCATTATCGATGTCAGTTCCGATAAAGTTTGATCCGTTTACTGGATCAACTAGAGCAGCAAGTGCTTCAGTTGTATCAATGGTATTACTATTATCAAAATATGCAGAGTCAAGGTCAACTAGTGCTCTCTGATTAATATTAGGGAGAGCAATTGATCCAGTATAGTTTGGAAATGTTCCTCCCAAACTTGTGCCACCATAGTTATCTCCAATTACCTGAGTAAGTAATGGAAAATCATCTGCTTCTAGTGTCTGCCCGTTGCAGATCAACCAACCAGGCGGGATGCCTGTCAAGTCGCCGCCCCATGGCATGATGGTGCCAATGGCGGCGGCTTTCATTGTCTTAAGTGTTCCGTAAGTTGCCATCTCTTCTTATCAAATTTCCATTAACCACCAACCGCGTAGGTTGCTTGGAACGCCTGTGGCGCTTCCATCTGCGTTCGTTGCTCCAGAGTATACTAGACCGAACGATGCGTTAGGTGTCGTAACAATTAGTTCACCGCCACCATAGTTAGTGAAGTCAACGCTACCAATACTTAGGTTAGTATTAGTTGAGTCTCCTGCGACAGGGATACCGTCAGGTGCTCTAATAATCATTCTGACATTATAAGTCAAAGCGCCTCCAATATCAACAAATCGGATCATGTCTCCAGTCTGTGCATTAGCAGGTAACTTGAGAACAAGGTCAGAGGATGCTTTAGTGAAGTAGTTAACATTAGCAGTCAAGACTCCACCGTCACCAGATACTGTAGACTGATAGACCCACTTTCTAGCACCAGTCTGACTGATGTAGTCTGTGATTCCACCAAGATCAATTCCACCATCATTATTTACCTTGAATCTTGTAGTGCTTCCATCGTTGACAGTGAGGTCACCGCCATTGAGTTGGATGTCACCAGCGAACAAGTTAGTTCCTGTTCCTTCAGTTTCAATAACACCTGCAATAGTTAGGTTACCATTGCCATTGATGAATTCGAGTTGCTTGGTGTTGCCAGCATTATTGAAGATGTCAAGGTTACCACCTCTCATGGTGACATTACCTAGGTCACCATCAACTGTGAACTCTTGGAAGTTAGCACCAACACTTAGATCACCTAGGATTCTGGTGTCACCATCAGAACTGTCAACATCGAATGTAGTGACAGGAGAAGAAGCACCATTTGTAATGGTGAACATCTTGTCATTGTTGGATGTGCTACCAGTTAGAGTGATGTCATTTCTAACTTCAGTTGGACCTTCGATTGTCGTTTGACCTGTAGTAGAGAGAACCTCAAATACAGTGAAGGCAGTTGGTTCAGCACCATCATTGACTCTCAGACCTTGAATGTTCGATGCATCGGTGCTAACACCACTTACATTGAATAGTTCACCATCATTTAGTCTGAGGATGTCATTGATATTGATACTACCGCCAAATTCAGCAGTTGTAATCTGTACTGTATCACCTTGGCTACCAGCAGTAGCAATTGCTTGAGTTAGATAACTTACATTATTCTGCTTGGTTAGTTTGACAACCTTACAGTTGTCAGGGTGATCGGTACGGAGTGTTGTTCCTTCCTGTGCTCTTTCAACCTCAACTCTATAACCCTCAGAGTCATTAGCATTGTTAGCATTGATGAGAGTTACAACTCTGAGGATTTCAGAGTTTGCTTGGTTGCTACCACCAGTGGTATCTCCTCTATCAATTAGAAGTAGATCACCGATAGCGATATCAGCAACACCAATTGCCTCGTTAAGTGGTAAGAAGTAAGTATTAGTTCCTTCTTGGAAGGTTGTACCACCCCATAGAGCATTACCTTGGGAGTCAATTGTCTTACCAATTTCTACTCTTCTGTAGATGTCAACATTGAGATCATCAGTAGCACCAACAGCATGAGAAGAAGTAGTCGTGTTAAAGATACCTCTAGTTGCAGAGATAATACCAACAGATAGACCACCATTTAGTGTGATGTTACCATCAACTTGTTCACTCGCCTTGACATATAGACTGTTGTTGATGGTTGTAGTTCCTGCATCAGCACCGATGCTGAGGATAGAACCAGTACGGAAAGCATCAATCTCGTTAGAACCACCAGATGCACTGAAGATCTCCAGTTTTGGAGTGAAGGAGTACATCTTAGTGACACCAGTAGATGGTGTACCAATTTGCATGTCACCATCAACTTTCAGCAGTCTGTTTCTGATGTTGAATAGAGATGCACTGTTTGCAAATGCACCACCCATCGTGATAGATGACTGATAACTTGCATTAGAGTTAGATACAGTAGCGATGTCAACAACAGAAGACTCAGAAGAACTGTGAATATAGAGAGCAGATGTGTCTGCTGCACTACCAATCGTAAGCGTCTGGTTACCAGTTGAGTTACCAATGTTGATGGTTTGTGTTGCTGTTGCATCGTTTGCAACATTCAATGTAGTTGCTAGTGGGAACAGGTTGATTGAGGTGCTTGTAGGACCAAGGTTAAAGGTTCCAGAAGGACTCTCAATCGTTCCGTTAGTTAGAGTTAGTGTATTAGAGAATCTAACTTCACCATCAACAACAAATGTCTTATCGAGAAGCGTATCGTTGTTGGCGATATTAATACCAACTCTGTTTGTTAGCGTGTTCGCTCTAATTAGTGCAGTAGAATCAGGGTTGTCTCTGAATCCACCAACTAAGAATGCGTTTGCCTGACCAGTTTCAGTCTTATTGGTTAGGGTTGCAGCAGATTCGTCCAACCAAGTTAGAACTTTCTTGCCGCTGATCCATGTAGTACCAATGACTTCTAGGTTTGCCTTTGGATCAGTATTAACATCAACGAATGCAGTCTCATATGCACTGTGTGCTGCTGCTGCGATTGTGTTAATACCAAGTTTGTAATCACCAATGCTACCCGTGTCAGTTCTTAGAACATCAGCACCAATAACACCTGTCTCCTTCCAGTTAGCAGAGGAGAATTCCATCGTTGGCGCTGGTGTTCCACCGTTAATAGGAGATCCTGCTCTCAGTACAAGGTTATCCCATGTTGGGTTAGAGACTGGTGGATCAATTGCACCATCGCCATCGTTATCGTAAGATACAGCAGCGATAGACTCACCGATCTCAATATAGCAGAAGGTATCGTTTGGATTGAATGGAACTACAGATCCATTAATTACTGGAGATACGATTGGGAATCCACCATCAGAGTTTAGAGCACCGTTAGGATAGAAATTACCAATTCTAATTCTAGATGTCTCTACAATTCCGAGAGTGTTGTTAGTCTGCTGTACAGAGCTAACAATGTTCCAGTTCAGTTTGACATACTTGGTTCCATTGAATTGAACCGAAGCAATCTCAGCATTCTGAATAGCAGTGTAGAAGTTTGCATATACCCAACCAAGAGATCCAGATCTCTCAACAGAACCACCCTTGAGGATGATGTCACCGTCTGTAGGTAGAATAAATGCACCCTGTGTACCATACTTAACATACTGCTTAGCATCTAGAGCAGTGCCACCAGTGCTCAAGGAATATAGAGCAGATTGGTTTGGCGATACATTAGATGGGAATACAATACCACCGTCGATGATCGTATGTGTCTGAACTTTATAACCCTGACCATTCTTGATTGGGTTCAGTGCAAACTGTGCTGCCTTAACTTGGTTCTTACCGATGAAGATGTCACCAGTCTGACGAGGAGTAAAGGAGTTACGATCTAGGAGTGGGTTGTTAGCAGGACCATTTGGTTGTCCATTCTCGTCAGGATCATTTTGATCGACATTAGAATAGATTTGGAGTGCATTAGGTTGGAATGTCAAGTCATTGTTGTTGACATTGATAGCAACAGGAGAGTTAAAGTTGCTTACTAGTTCACCATCACCACCGTTGACTGTAATATTCTGGTTGAATGTTACAGGAACCTCGAAGGTGGTAACGAGTGAACTGATATCATCATCGTCATCATCAGAATCTAGAAGTGCTGCTCTTTCAAGGAACTCTTCCTCACCAGTGATAGCATTAATCTTACGGTTACCAATGTATAGTTCACCGTTGGAGTTAATACCCGTGTAGAAGACGATACCACCGTCCTGACGCTTCGCTTGGGCGTAGTAGTCCTGAGTCGCCGTTAGGACGATCTCCTGACGCGCTGGGAGACCAGTGGAGTAGTTACCAGGACCGAAACCAAGGTATTCAAATGTGTGGTTACCTGCACGAGCGATAGATGGTCTACGGAGTTCAACATACCACTTCTGATCTGTGAATACTCTGTTGTCACCAGCGATAGGAATCTGTCTATCTTCAGCACCAGAAGATGCATTACCTTCCTGTGCTTGAATTCTAGCATCAATATCACCAACATTGGTGAGGTAAGTATTATCTTCAAATGCAGGAGTTGCAACCAAGTCGATGATTGCTTCCTTGGTCATCGAAGACTTAGAATCGTTAGTTCTAACTAGACCATGTACATAGTTGTCAGCAGCAGAGAAGGTTGCTGGTGGATCAATCAATGTAGCAGCATTTGCTTTCTCATTTGCTGTTGTACCAGCATACTGGAACCAGAATGGATCGTTCTTATAGTTCTGTGGATACAGATAAGAGATTGGTTGAGAGAACTTAAAGTTGCGGAAGTTACGCTGGTTACCTGCACCTAGTGGTAGAGGAGACATGTTACCACGGATTGCAGTCAGATAGTAAATACCATCTTGCTGACCAGTAATTCTGCGCTGTAGTGTCTCAATCTCAAAGATGTAGAAGGTGTCAGTGATATCTCCAACATCTTCTACAGAATCAACAACATATCTGTTCTCTGTTCCATCTTCCTTGATAGTATCACCAGGAGTGATGGTGTATACAGGTGCTCCATCTTGCTTGTAGAAGAGATCATTCTGTTCCTTAGCAATCAATCTCTTAAGTGGCAGAGACTTACCCATATCAGGATCATCTAGCATGTCAGCATAAATGCTACCCTGCTGGAATCTGGTATTGTAGAAAGGAGAATACTCTAGATCTCCATCACTGAATCCTTTCAGAATTAGATAGTGATCGTTGCCAACATTAGTGTATGCATGAACATATGCACTACCAGAAGTGTTACCAGTCCATGTAATACGGTTTGCAGAGTTGATAGTACCACCGTCTAGTGTCTTCTCAACTTCAAACGAACCACCCTGTGGAGCAGTAATCTTAACAGTTCTGAATCTTGCTTTGTTTAGACTTAGAATGTTTGGATTTGGTTCGTAGTCATAGACATGAAGTTCTAGTAGTTGATCGCCATTGACAGTCTTAAATCTACCAGACTGGATTGTCATGCTGATATTGTTATCAGTAACAATTGTCTTCTTGCCCTGTGCTAGGTTGTATGGATCATATGCATTCTGTAGAGAACCTAGGTTAGTTAGAATTTGATCTGTAGTCCAACCAATTCTCTCACCTGGGTTAGCATCATTCTGGAAGAATGCATCAGACTTAAAGTTGCCAGGTGCTGGTTTGAGTAAGATCTTCTGTGGTCTTAGTCTACGGTTGGTATCAGTTCTTGTCTTAATAACAAATCCGTTAATAGGATCTCTGACACCCTCAAGATAGTTTGGAATGACATAGCGTAGTTTGTATGTTCTATCTTCTGCTTCGCGAAGATCTTCCTGTCTGAAGTACCAGGAGTCAGCAGTCTTAGGATCAGGAGACTGAGTATAGTCAGACTGATGTGTTCTCCAAAGAATACTTTCCTGATAGATTGCAGGATTGGTTCCACTAGATGTATCCTTGACCTTGATATACCATCTACCACCAGCAGCATTCGAGTAAGAAATGCCTCTTGGGTCGAAACCAAATGGTGATTTTGCTTTGTTAGCGTATACAGTAAACTTAAGATCTGGATTTAGAGTCTGGAAGGTGATTCTATTCTGATCATTAATTGCATCTGCAAATGTCTTGTAGATGGTAAAGATCTTGTTTGGTTTTGTTGCAGATGCTTGATAGCGAACATAGAATTCAAATTCTGGGTTAATTCTACCAGCAGAATCAGCAACACCAGCAGTAGAATCATTGTTGTTTGCTGCAGCATTGTCACTTTGGAATGAAGCAGCAAGCAACGGTAGATCATTTGTACCGATAGGTCTAAAGAAGACTCTCTGAGGTACATTCTGTGGTGCGTCAAAGATATGTGCAACATTGGTTTCAATACCACCTGTTACTGCAGTACCACCAGATACTGCGATATCTAGATTACACTTGTATGTCGTGAGATCATACTTCTCGTCAAGAGTGAACTGATAGAGATCAATCTCAACATCCTTATCAATAGTGTCAGATTCTGCAGAGTAGATGTAGATACCAGCAGCAGCATTTGCTTTGGTTTCTGCAAGCATCAACTTAGTAGATTCTGTCTTAGCAAAGCTAGTAGGAGAATAATCATGTGGAGCAGTCTTTCTACCAGGAGCAATTACATAGTAAGTTCTGTTAGTTTCAAATCCATTAGGTAGTCTGACAAGACGCTTATCAACATCAACATACTTGCTTGCTTCATCATCCCAGCGTGGGCGAGGAACAAGTCTTACAGCAGTTCCAGTTTCTAGTAGGTGTGGGTTTGGTGAACTTTGACCAGTTGTGTCAATAGTCCAAACAGTTGCTCTCTTAGCAAAGTCAGAAGATGTCGCAACTTGCTCTACAAGGTCAACAGCACCAATACCATTGTTAATGATAGAGATGATGTTATCTACTAGAGTTGCAACAGCAGATGCAGTATTAGCACACTCTGGATAACCAGCGTTAGATGTAGAGATCGTAGGATCAGTTACAGGTAGAGTATCTGCCCACTGTCCCTCTAGCATCTCGAAGTATAGAGTGATGTTGCTTCCACCAGCACCCTGTACAGGTTTTGTAGCACCTGTGTCTAGTCTTGCATTTCTAACACCAAGTTCAATTCTATCTCCACCAACTAGTCTCTTAATGTAAGTTTCACCATCAACATTAGTCGTGATAGGTGTAGCACCAGAGTTTAGTTGAGCATCAGAAGAGAAATCTGTAGGGAGATACTCAGTAACCTTCATGCCAATAGCAAGACCAGTGTTAGATCCGACATTGACGATTGCACTACCAGTGGTTAGTTGACAACCATTGATTTGTGTTGTGTGGTTACGGAGAGCAGAGATTGCAAGGTTCTTGATAGCACCCCATGCATCGAGAGTTTCTGTCTTCTCACCATCGATGTATGCTAGATTGTTACCAATGAAGTATGCCTCACCTGCTTGGATGCTGTTGAGGTTACCACCAAATCTGAGGTCATTAATAACTGCATCTGTAATAATACCAATATCACGATAGCACTTAGAAGATAGTCTATCTAATGCAAATCCACCAGTAACAACATCAGGTAGAGAGTTAAGATTACCTGCAGTTAGAGCATCTGTTAAGATAGAGGTTAAAGTATCAATCGTGCTTCTTACATTAGCACAATCCCAGAAACCATTATCAACATCAGGTAAAGAGTTGAGGTTACCTGCATTCAAGTTGTCAGTAAAGATACTAACGAGAGTATCAATGTTAGCAAGAACATCAGAACAGTTATGTACCGCGTAGGATGTTGGTTGCGTTGGTTCAGTTCTGGTTGCAGATAGTGTTCCAACACCTGCATCAGTTCCGATTGCTTGAGTAATGATGCCAAACAAAGTATTGAGAGAAGATGCTACGCCCTGACATGTTGGGTTAGTAGTATCAGCAATAATTGTAGAATCCGTTACCTGAAGAGTATCGCCAGCAGGAGTCCAAGAGGTTGGAGTAACTGCGATGTTACGCATTACATCAGTAGAAACTGCTAGTGCTTCAGTGAATACTCTTGCTGCCTCATCTCTCTCAGAGTTGAGGAATGTTTGCTGAACAGTTCCATAGATGACAGCATCATTGAATGCACGAACAAAAGTATGTGCTGTGGTGTTGCTAGAAACACCAACATTAATAGTAATTGTGTCGGTAGTTGCGTTAGTAATCTGTGCCCACTCTAGGTAGTTTGCATCACCAACACGAGGATAACTATGCTCTGTTAGGTTATTATCTTGAGCACAAGTAAATGTCAGACTTTCTCTTGCAAGTTTAACATACTGACCCTGAAGCATACCATGACCAGCAATTGTTAGAACGGTAACGCCAGTAGAAGGATCGTATGTAGCAGCAGTAGGAGTAAAGGTCTGTGGATTCTTACCTTCATAGATGCCAGTAGTGTAAATCTTAGCAGCATCATATGTCTTATGGTTTCCTCCAAACTTGAGGTTATAGAGGATTTCATCCATTACATTATAGACATCATCCAAACAATCTTGCTCAGTGTTGCCTGTAGATGGAGTATAAGAAGGATATGCAGCAAGCATACGCTGATATGCTTCTTTAGCAATGAACTTCTTGTTCTTTCTGATTAGTTTTTCAGCGTCACAGTGAGAATCATCTACAATTGGAGGATCACCACAACCATCTAAAGTAATGGTGGTGTCTGTACTTGCTAGTTGGTTGTTGACAGCAAGGTTAATTTGATCCTTGACCTTTTGCAGAGCAATGATTGTCTCAGGAACTTCACCAGCAACACCGTTGCTTAGGAGAGAGTTGCCATCAAAGTATTCAATTACATTAGCAACAGTATACTCGTTACCACCAAACCAAAGGTCTTGTGCAATACCATCAATAATGAGTCCTAGGTCACGCTTACACTTAGCGTCACTTCCACCTGGGAATACAAACGATGGATTGTATGCATTGATAGCAGCAATTGCAGCATCAACAATATCATTCTTATTAGCAAGGACTAAGTTTCTAGCATCCTTATTTCTCGATGCAGTAGAGAGAGTATTGGTTCTAGAGTAGATAGTAACAGCAGTAGAAGTTGCTCTTACAAAAGTATGTACAGACTGAGGTAGATGCTTAACAGCGTTAGCAGTTGCACCTACGAATGTATGAGCACTCTGTGGTTGATGAACAATAGCGTTAGCAGTTGCACTTACAAATGTATGGACAGAACCAGAAGCAGATCCTGCATTGCCAACATTAATTGTAAATGTACCATCTTGACGATCAATGCCGTTAGTAGTTGCACTAACAAATGTATGAGCACCAGTATAAGAAGAAGATCCTACATTGATATCAAATGTGTTAGTGGTTACATTGCTAATTGCCAACCATCTGCCACTTGGATAGTCATATCCAGCACGAGGATATGCCTTCTGTGCCGTGTTACCATCTAAAGCACATGTAAATGTTAGAGAACCATCAGCAACCTTAATGTAGTCGCCATTAGTAAATCCATGAGTTGGAATAGTAAGTGTTACAATGCCAGTTGCTGCATCATATACAGCGTTGGTTGCTGTGTGTTGCGTAGAACCAACAGAAGTAATAGAGATTGACTGACCAGCTTGTGGATCTTGTCCTGGGCGAGGATAAGTATGCTGAGTAGCATTTCCATCCTGATCACAAGTGAAGGTGAAGGAATTATCTGCTAGAACAACACCTCTACCTACACCCAATCCATGCTGTCCAACAGTAACAGTCATGTCACCAGTTGCTGCATCATAAACAGCATTTGTTGGAGTGAATGCTACATTAGGACCAGATACACCAGCATTAACAGTGATGCTAGTAGCGGTAGTTGCCGTGATAGGCATTGATCTACCAGCAAATGGGTCGATACCAGGGCGAGGATAAGTCTTAGTAGACTGGTTTCCATCCATCGCACAAGTGAAACTCAAGGAGTTGTCATCAATAACAACACCTTCTCCAGTAGATAGAGTATGAGCACCAATTTCTAGTACAAGATCACCAGTTGCAGGATCATATGTTGCTGCAGATGGAGTGAATTGTACATCAGGACCAGATGCACCAACATTAACACGAATGGTGTCATCAGTTACTGCATCGATGGGGATAGTCTTATTATATGCAAACTGTCCTGCCTGTGGTAGAGAATGCTCGGTCTTATTACCGTCCATTGCACAGGTGAAAGTAAATCCACCTGGGTTAAGTTCTAGGCAGTCTCCAACATTAAATCCATGATCCTCAAGAGTAAATACAAAGTTACCATTAGAAGGATCGTATGTTGCTCCTGTTGGTTGGAAATCCTTGGCAACAGTGTTAGCAGGATCAACAGTAATCGTGTTGTCAGTTACCGTCAATAGGTTTGCAATTGCCTGCTTAGAAAGATCACGAGCTCTACGATATGCAAAGACTGCATATTCTTCTTCACCAACTACACCATTAGCAAGTGGAGTTCCGTCTGCATTGAAGTATGCTCTGGTTGCTTCAATAATGTTGCCATTGCCACCGTCTCTAAGGTCTTCTGCAATAGCATCAACAACATAACCAATGTCACGCTTACAAGTTGCTTCAGAGTAGTTAGGGACACCCGCAAGTTCATTAGAACCAGCAGGACCATATGCAGCATACATCGAATCATATGCTTCATCTACAATCTCATCTCTGTTTGCAACAATGAGATTACGAGCATCCTGATAACGATTAGACTCTGGATCTAGACCAGGGTTAACATAAGAAATCTGCTGAAGATTAGGATACTTCTCTAGAACATATCCAAAGACTTCTTCTTGGAAGAATGTCTTGTTTGCTTCAATTAGATTAGCAGCATCTAGAGAATTATTATCAATTACTCCACCAGTAGAAGGAGAAATGATATCTGGTTTAGCGATAAACTTAACGAAACCAGTTGGATTTAGTTCTGCGCTATATTCCTGGTCATCAGTAGCATATCCTTTCTCAAGTTTTACATAAATCTTGTCATTCTGTCTAGCACCTAGTCTATATCCATCGATGGATACTGCAGGACGCTTTGCAGGGTCTAGAGCATCATCGTTAGACTCAAGGTATAGTCTAGTGTGGTTGAGAACTGTGACGCCTTGGTTAGCAGTCTGGATGCCTTCTACACCATTGATGGTTGCAGGAAGGTTGAATGGGTAGTAATTGATCCTCTTCTCAGTAGGTTCGATAACCTTTGGAGGAATAATAGCATCAATATAACCACCCTTGTCACTATTGAATGCAAATCCTTTATGACCGATTGCATGTAGTGATGTATTACCAAAGTTAGAGTTCGAGTTGGTGATCGACATGTCACCACCACTTTCCATTAGGAAGTGATCAGCGAAACCAACAG